AATGACCTTAGAGTCTGATTCCTGTACTGTAAGCCTAAGCCTAGCCCTAACATTACACAGGTGGATTAGTGTCGATATAAGCTCGAATAGTTCCGTCCGTGGTATCAATTGAAGTGATTACTCCATACTCCACTTCGCCAGGCGCTAAGATTATGTTTCTCGGTGTAGTGTTTGGAAATTCAAATATTACCGTAACAGAGGCCGCTGCATTCTGAGCCGCTTTAATTGCTCGCCATCTGCCAACAACCGTTCCAGTTGCCACTACTATATCTTGTGATCCTGCTTTACTAAAACTCGTTCTTTCTGTAATCGCCATAATATTGTATTCTTAAATTATTATAATCTGAAAAAATTGGACTGATCTCTTACGGTGTTAACCTTGCCAATGGCATTGAACACGGGAGCATGTTTAACGGTGTTGTATTTCTCGATGTTAATAAGGTAGGTGGTAGCGTCAAACACCCCTTTAACATCGTTAAACGCGCGCTGCATTAGTGTCTTATATCGTTCCCGTTGTGTTGTGTACTGGCGTATAAACATCCCTCTACTTTTTTCAACCACCCCTGCGCTAGTATTTTCTCGGTCGGTGAATTCAATAATCCCGTTGGTAGAAAAAGTGAAGCCGTGAGTCGCTAACATCTCCACGAATACAGATAGCACCGCGTAAGGTAGCACCGATGTTTCCCAGAATTGATATAACTCCGTTGCTTTATCCGTTGCATTATCCCTTGTAAATGCTAGTATTGCCGTAAGTGCTTCGTCCGAAATTAACCCGCCAATAGAATCTACTAAGTGAGTTCTAGACGGATTAAAAAAAGTATCAGGAGTTGCGGCGGCAAACGGCGTCCAACCTTGCATATCTGTTTTTAAAATTAGTTCCATTATTCCTCTATTAATTCGTCATCTTCAATTGCTAGGTAAGCCTTTGCTTCTAGCTCGGTGAATCCAAAACCAGAAGTTAATTGCATCACAGATTGCACTTCCGTTAATTGCCCTCTGTCGTGCTTCCTAACTACTCGGTCAATTTGCTGCTGCTGTTTTCCTGTCAGTGTCTTAAGGTGTTCGTTTACCGCACCTTGCTCTACCGCTTGAGCCGCTGGTATTGGTTCCGCAATTGACGGGTCTTTTGGCAATTGAAATATGTCATTCAACTGAAAAGGTGTTAGCTTATCAACTACTTTGTCTGGTAAGAAGCTAAACATATCAAGCGGCACCGTTTCAAAGTTCTCGGCTGGCACTTCGGGGAATATTGTTTTATACATCCGCGCTTTTAATTCCCACTTTTTCTTGAGCGTGAGACTAAATAGCTTCATGTGATTCACTAATTCTTGACTCTCTCCAAGTTTCCCAGCCGTTGCAAATCCGCACAATATCGGAGGTACGCCAAACAATCTACATACCTTGCGGCCTATTCTGTCTGTGGCTTTTTCTGTGGCATCCATCTGATGTTGAATATTCAGAGGCGTAACCGAAGCGGCAGATTCTCCGTTAAGAGTCTCTAAGTGCAGTATTGGCGATCCGTCAGGACTGCAGAACTTTTTCGACTCCGATTCAAAGTAGTCGTATTCTGTGAATCCGTTATCGTCCTTCAGTACTTTGTCTAATGGTCTAGTCTGTATGATAACGCCCGCTTTAAAGCTGTTAGATACTTGACTTTCCTCGTGTAGAGATAAAGCCGCATCTGCGTTAATGTCGTTTAATCCGGAAGCCCATTTGGGAACAGGGTAATATTCATAATTTAAACCAACGCCAGGAGTGAATATGTAAAGCAGTTCACCAACTTGTCTATCGTATCTCGCCATCTGTTTGGCTATCATAAGCCGAATATCAGATGGTGTCTTGTTGCTACCGAAGGCGGGAATGATTTCTCTGTGTCGTCCTGCAAAAGAATTAAATCCTGCGGGATCGCCTAAATCTATTCCGTATATAAATTGGCCGTCGTGTCTTCTTCGAACATTCTGTATTGGAAGCAAGTGAAATTGTGCAGGAACTCCGCCCGCGTTATACAATACGCGCAGGGCAATACCCGGAATGTATGCTAGGGAAAGATTAATTGACCGGTCTAGCTCTCCCCAAGTTTGATTGGGATTCGCAAGCGTGTCAAAAAAAGCATGATCTTTAATTCCCTCACCGGCTATGAACGTCTCCAATTTATCTATACACTCCCTTGCCACTCCTGAATCATTCGCACTATCAATGATAATGTTAGGGAAGTTATCCCGCGTTCCCCATTGCCACGCACGGCCGTCTTGGCTTATGGTGTCGCGGATTGATGAGAGCATGGCCTTCAGTGAAAAGTTCGGCATAAGTAATTAGATGTTATTTTTTTACACTCTTATTCTTCGCATCGGTTTGTGGCTTTACCAAGTCAAAGTACTTGCTAAGTATCTCTTTATTTTTATCAATGAAAGCATCAGCATTTGCATAGGTTGTATGAAAATCTTTATCTATACCAAAAGAGCGGTCACCGATTGCAACCGCTACTTTTTTATTCTGGTATTCTTTTTTTAGACTATAACTATCCATTACGTGGCAGGAGTCAAGTATGCCTCAATAGCCGTAATGTTATTGGAGTAAGTGATTGTCTCGTTATAGATAATAGCTTTGTGCAGCATATTACCTGCCATCGTACAAGTCTGCGCATTCATATCATTTAATTCGATACCAACGGCATCGTCTCCTTCGCTTAATTTTAAGCCAAAATCTTGCAACGTTGAAACGTTTTTGGACAAACCATAAACTAATATCTGACCGCTTCGCATTGGGATGATAAAGAAGGCCTGATCGAGGGCAAATAAGTCTTCTATTGCATCTCTCTCGGCTTGCGTAAAATGGTATAATACGGGCTGAACAGTATGCACATACTCGTTAACATTACCCTCTCCTTCTGCTGTTATTGGTTCGCTAGCAGTGTTTTTTGCGCTTCGGCCAACGTATTTCACAAGTTGTTTTCCTGTTGCAAAAGTTAGCGCAGAAACTGTTCCGTCCTCTGCAAATGTTACGCTAGTCAAGTCTTTCACGCTCCCTGCGTAAATCGCCTTGTTGACCCCTCCCGCTTTCTTTACAGACGCGCATGCACCCGCCAACCCTATACTCAATGATGTTACACACATAATTTTATGATTTTGTTAATGTTAGAAAAAAAAGGGAGAGTGTTACCCCTCCCTTATTAATTATGCGTCAGGCGTAGAAAGAGTGATTTCTCTCTGGAATTTAGCCGTTAAAGCTAGTCCCGTTTTCATTCTACCTTTTAACCGATAAACTTCATCACCAGTAGTGTCACCTTGCCACAATACCTGCACTTGACTGTAGTCGTCGCTTAGGTCGTATCCGTAGAATACTCGGCTACCTTCCCAGCTTCCAATAGTGTTAGCGGGAGCGTTGTCAAGGACTACGATGCTTGAGTTAATAAATGTAAGCTCATGCGCCTTTAAGTAGAACTCACCTCCATTTTGCTGTGCCTCAGAAATCGCGAATTGCCATTCTGCTTCAAGGTGTGCGGCAATTACAATCTTCACGCCATTGCGACGAACTTGTAAAGGAATCGCGCGGTAATGACTTGCGATTTTCTTCACCATGTTATTCGCATTGATAAATCGAATCTTACCACTACTAGCAGTATAATTTGCATTTGTCAATGCATCGGTATTCAACTCTAATACTACGGTAGTAGCCGTTAAGTCTTTCACGATAAAGTCGCCATTTAGAGCAGTAGACCAACCCGTACCAGCTGCCCCACGGATAGAAATAATGTTGTCAATCTGTAAAGAGTTCCTAACATCGGTAGCTACGGTTAACGTGGTAAGAGTTGCACCCTTGGCAACGGAGACAACAGTTACTTGATCTGCCGCGATGCTTACTTTTTTGATCTCGGTTGATGCGTTGAACAATTGATAAACGCCATTGTAAGTTGCGTCGAAGGAGTAAGTTCCGATATCTGCGCCTAATCCATTCTTGCCGTTTAGTACTAGGTTAGATTGCGCTTGGTTCAGTTTTGGCACATATACCATCTTGATATACTGATCTACTAACTGATCGTAAGTGTAATCATTAATGGAACCAGCGGCCAATTTATTCGAGTACCAGCTCAGACGAATTGTGTCTAGGCTAATAGTCTTGTTAAATTGGTAAGGAATTAACTCTAGGTTAATTTCTTTTAAATTCGCGGTGGAAGTCTGACTGGTATAGTTCGGGCTAGAATTAGCTAACTCTACAGTGTCGTCTCCGTCGTAGATGGTCTCTTTATATTTCGCGCGATCAATTACCGTCGCTAATCCTAAGTCCTCAAGATTGGAAGGATTCAGAACGGTCGGTCCGAATAATTGGTCGAAAAACTCGCCAGCATACGTGGGAGTTGTAAATGTGGGATTTGCTGCCATTTTATTAATATTTTTTTAATTAATCGTGTTTGCGTGAAGCAATTTGTGAGGCCAATCGTCTTTCGCTTGGCAACATATCTTTAATATCTTCTTGACTTTTCAAGTACACCGCCTGTCTTGTTTGTGGTTTTCCTCCGCCAGGTACCACCGCTTCCAATTGCTTAATACTTGCGGCTAAGGCTTTAAGTTGCGTTTCGGTTTCGGCCTTAAAAGTCTTAAGCGCTAACTGAGCCGCTTTAACTTCATCGTCCTTTACCGCCATCATCTTATCCTTCTCTACCATGTCCGCGGCCATCTTGTCCTTTTCGGTTTCCATAGCAGCCAAAGCGTCTACAGTTGATTCAGTTACGGACTGAATTACTCCGTCCGCGCCTACTGTAATAGATCGGCCATCGTTTAAGGAATGACTACCTTCGGGTGCTGGCTTTTCGGTGGGTTCTCCACCTTCGGCTAGCACCGCTCTTTTGCCCTCTATCTCTCCGTCTTCGGAAAAAACAAAAAGCTCGCCCGCCCCACCCGATAAGGGTAACAGCATGGATTTTCTACCGCCAATAACCAACGCCTTAAGCGTGTTCATGGCTTTCTTAATCGCGCTTAATTCGTCGCTCATCTCTGTCGTTTTTAAAATTAAATCTTCATATCTTTTTAGGTTGTCCATAATTATAGGGAGTCCTTTCATTTCTTCTAGGCTGTAAAAATCCGCAGTTTCAGTTTCATCTTCGCTTAGTTTAATATCTCCCTCCGCTTGTCCCGCGTAATAATGTGATATCGTGCCGTTGTCATTAATGATTTGGCATAAGTGTTCAGGGTTGGTAACTGTCAGCCCTGTTTCCTCGGTGAGTTCTCTTAGTGCCGCTCCTTCGCTTGTCTCGCCTTCTTCTATCTTACCGCCTGGGAATGCGAATTTTCCCGCTTCAAAATCATCGTCTAGGCTTCTTTGAATTAGGAATACTTTACCATCGCGGAATGCTAGTACATCAGAATACTCTTGCACTGATTGCACCGCCATTGCTTTAAGTGCTTTGGAACTGTAGCTTAAGGACTTGCCATGCTTAATCGCAGTTATTGGTGCGATGATTTCGGTTGCAAAATTGAGGTCAATCAGTTGCTTATCCGTTAGCTGAGTCTCATTACGCATGAGGTCTTGGATAAGTCTCTTATTGTCTCGTCCCGCCTTTGCAATATATTCTACCATCATGGCGAAATCCGCCTCGTCATTATCGTCGGCAATCTCTCTAAGCGTCTGAGCGTTAAGAGAGGTGTCGCCTAATTGATCGGGGTGGAGCCATGAGTTATGGATTAATGGAACTGCGCCTCTTACTGATTTTCTTTTGTCTCCTTTAAGAAAAATAATGGATGCGATTGAGTCGTACTGCATACCGATCGTAGTAACCTCACGGCCTTTTCCTTTCTCGCGATCGATCATATCGGCAATCTCAAAACCTTGAATTACGTCCCCACCGATAGACTTAATTTCGATAGTAAACGGCCCCTTGGGGTTTTGGCTTAAATAGTCGCGCATCATCTGGGCGGTGAAGTTTTCACCTACTCCGTTCTCTAATAGAATAGACTCTAATGCAGGCTCGCGCTCCCCTATAATACCGTTTATCCGTAAAATATCCAATTGCCTACAGTTAAGTTCGCGCTAAGTTAATTAGA